TCACGTCGACCTCGGGCATCTTCAATCTGCCATGTCAGTTTTGAACACTGCACTTGTTGGTGTGATTGCTGCCGTCGCTTGCGGCGAAGGGAAATCTGCGCGATGACTGATCAAACCCACACCACCACCGATATCCACCTCGAAAAAGTGTTCGAGGAACATATCGTTTCCTGCCTGACCGGCCAGCAAGGCTATGTCGAGCGCACCTGCGACAGTGATTATGACGTTGCCCGCGCACTTGACCCCGAATTACTGTTCCGGTTCCTCAAATCCACGCAAGCAGAGGCGTGGCAGGTGCTGGAAGATCACTATAGCGATCAGGCCGAGGCCGAGGTGCTGAAGCGGCTGGAAAAGGCGCTGCGGGAAAGCCCGACCCATGTGGTGCTGCGCGATGGCCTCAAACTGGTGCCCAACATCCGTTTTGCGCTGTGTTATTTCAAACCGGCCTCGAACCTGAACCCCGATCTGACGCGCCTCTATCAGGCCAACATCCTGTCGGTGATGCGGCAGGTGACCTATAGCGCCAAGAACAACAACGCCATTGATCTGGCCACCTTCGTGAACGGCATTCCGGTGGCGACGCTGGAGGTCAAGAACCTGCTGACCGGGCAGAACTTTCGCCATGCCGAGCGCCAGTACCGTAAGGACCGCTCCCCGGCCGGTGAACCGCTGCTAACCTTCAAACGCGGGGCGATCGTGCATTTCGCGCTGGATCAGGACAACGTGTCGATGACCACGCGCCTGCGCAACGGCAAGACCTATTTCCTGCCGTTCAATCGCGGGCGGGGTGGCGGTGCCGGTAGTCCCGATATCGAGGGCGAGAACCGCGTTGCCTATCTCTACAAGGAACTGCCGGGCGAAAAGGCGATCCTGTCACGCGATGTGCTGCTGGACCTGATCGGGCGGTTTGTGCATCTGGAACGGGATAATGGCAAGGAAGCCCTGATTTTTCCGCGCTTTCAGCAGCTGGACGCGGTGCGCAAGATACTGGCCGATGCGCGCAACCACGGTGTTGGGCAGCATTATCTGATCCAGCACAGCGCCGGATCGGGGAAATCCAACACCATTGCCTGGACCGCGCACCAGATCATCAACCTGCATGACGATGCCGACCAGCCGCTATTTGACACGGCGATCATCGTGACTGACCGCATTGTGCTGGACCGGCAGTTGCAGGAAACCATTGGCGGGTTTGCCCAGACCGAAGGTGTGGTGAAAAAGATCGAAGGCACGTCTCGCGATCTGAAAGAGGCGATCCAGTCCGGCGCGCGCATCATCATCACCACGATCCAGAAGTTCGGTACCGAGCATCTGGCGGCGATTTCAGGCCAGTCGGCGAAAAACTTCGTGGTGATCATTGACGAGGCGCATTCCTCGCAGTCTGGGAAATCGGCGCAGGCGATGTCAGACGCACTGACCCGCGAGGCCACTTCGTCCGAGGACATTGAAGATATGATCCTTGCCCACCAGAAGGCGCGCGGGCCACAGAAGAACATCTCGTTTCTGGCCTTCACCGCAACGCCGCGCAATGTGACGCTGGAACGGTTCGGGCTGATCGGGGCAGACGCCAAGCCGCACCCGTTCCACCTCTATTCAATGCGTCAGGCGATTGAGGAAGGCTTCATTCTGGATGTGCTCCAGAATTACATGACCTATCACGCCTATTACCAACTGGAAAAAACAATCGAGGAGGATCCGGCGTTCAAGGGACGCAAAGCTCAGGCGCGGGTCGCGCGCTATGCCTCTCTGCACCCGTCGGCCATCGACCAGAAGGTCGAGGTTTTGATCGAGCATTTTCGCCGCCACGTTGCGCGAGAGCTTGGTGGGCAGGCAAAGGCGATGGTTGTCACCCAAAGTCGGGAACATGCGTTGCGCTATTGGCAGCGCATCAACAGTTACATCGAGGAAAAGGGCTATGGCGACCTGAGGGCGCTGGTGGCGTTCTCGGGTGATCTGGACATTGACGGAACTTCGTGGACCGAAGTGGCGGCGAACGGGTTTGCCGAAAAGGAACTGCCCACGAAGTTTGACAGCGACGCCTTTCAGATTTTGGTTGTGGCCGAGAAATTCCAGACCGGATTTGACCAACCCAAACTAGTGGCGATGTATGTGGACAAGAAACTGTCGGGCCTTCAGGCGGTGCAGACCCTCGCGCGCCTGAACCGCACCCGGCAGGACAAAAAGCGTACCTTCATTCTGGATTTTCAGAACACGACCGAAGACATCAAGGAGGCCTTCAAGCCATTCTTTGAAACCACCGCGCTGGAAGAACGCACGGACCTGAACCAGATTTACGACCTGGAAAGCCGCATTTCAAATTCAACCTACATCAACAAAGATGAGGTTGAACGCTTTGCCGACCGGTTTTTCAAAGGCAATCTGACAACCCAAGATCGTCTGGCGCTGGAAGGCACTGTCCGCCTTGCCGTGTCCCATTTTGAACTTGACGAGGACGAGGCCCAGCAGGAAGAGTTTCGCCAGCTTGTGAAAAGTTTCCTGCGGTTCTACGCCTTCGTGGCGCAGGTTGTTTCCCTGAATGACGCGTGGCTGGAAAAGCTTTATGCTTACGCATCCTGGTTGTCGCGGCTGTTGCCTTCGCGCGAGATTCCTGCTGACATCACGATTACAGACGACATGTTGACCCTGTCGGCTTTCCGTCTGGACGAGCAGGAGCAGGGTAGTGCATCTCTAACGGCGGGTGAAACCGAAACGCTCGATCCAATCACCGAGTTCGGTACCAACCCCTACACGGAAGAGGAAGAGATTTCGCTGTCGGAGATAATTGAATCGTTCAATGAAAGGCATGGCACCAATTTCACCCGCGAAGATTTTCTACGGTTCGAGCAGGTCAACCGGGACATCCTGAATGACGACATGAAAGAGATGATGCGCAACAACCCGGCCGATGTGGTCTACAACACATTCTCACAGGCATTCTTTCAGGGCATGGTCCGCACCTTCCAGAAAGACAACGAGATGCGCAGCGTGGTGATGACCGACAAGGACGCACGGGAACAGGCAACCCGGCATTTCTTTAAGAGAGCCCAGCGCGAGGTGCGGGAGGGATAACCCATTGACAACTCTGCCCCTCTTGACTCATACATACATCATGGAAGATTAGCGCCCGCAGGAAACCCTCGCGGGCGTTTTTCTTTGCCGCCTCATACCCCCCACCAATGGGTCCTCCGTGGGCGGATGTGTATACGGGGGGGCTAGGCGCAGGTCCGCGCTAGCGACAGAACTTTTTTTCCGGGTTACCACTTCGGGTTACCACCCGGGCAAATGGCTCGAGTGAAATCAAAGTCTAACTATCTGTTATCTTTATATATAGCGCCTTCCTGGTGGGCGCGAATAGGGTGGTAACCAAGGGGTGGTAACCTTGGCCGGGTTACCACCAAGGTTACCACTCCGGGTTACCACCCCAGGTTACCACCTGCGCGGCCAAAGCCGGAACGCTGAAAGCCAATAATTCCAGCCCTCCCTGCTGGCGAATGCCGGTGCTGCTTGATTGCGGCGCCGGTTTTTCTTGGGAACAACATGAGGAACCGAAAGTTGAAAATCACGATGACCCCGGTTGATGAGCTGGTGCCCTATGCCGGAAACGCGCGCACGCATTCCGATGCGCAGATTGCCCAGATCGCGGCATCGATCGCAGAGTTCGGTTTTACCAACCCGATCCTGGCTGGCGGCGACAACGTGATCATCGCGGGGCATGGCCGCCTGCTAGCCGCGCGAAAGCTTGGGATGGAGGCAGTCCCCGTTATCGTCCTTGATGATCTCAGCGAGGCCCAGCGCCGCGCGTTGGTTATCGCCGACAATAAGCTCGCAGAAAACGCAGGCTGGGACGAGGAATTGCTGCGCGTTGAACTGGCGGCACTTGGTGAGTTGGATTTTGATCTGGATCTGTTGGGCTTCTCGGACGAGGAACTTGATGGCCTGCTTGGCGATCTGGAAGGCACAGCGCTGGGCGAGAACGAAGGTGAGAATGATGTGCCCGAGGCCCCGGAAGACCCGGTCAGCTGCCCGGGTGATCTGTGGATCCTTGGAAAACACCGACTGCTGTGCGGCGACGCAACCGTGGCCACGGATGTGGATCGTGTGCTGAACGGGACGCAACCGCTTCTGATGGTGACCGATCCGCCCTACGGCGTAAAATACGATCCCGCCTGGCGTAACCAGTTGGGGGCCGCCAAAACCAAACGCACCGGCAAGGTTCTGAATGACGACCGCGCGGACTGGCGCAAAGCCTGGGATTTGTTCCCGGGCGACGTTTCATATGTTTGGCATGGTGCCCTGCACGCGACCACAGTTGCTGAAAGCCTCGAGGCGGCGGGGTTCAATGTTCGATCGCAGATCATCTGGGCCAAGGACCGGCTGGTTCTGAGCCGTGGCGATTACCACTGGCAGCATGAACCTTGCTGGTACGCGGTCAAGAAAACCGGCAAGGGCCACTGGGCGGGCGACCGCAAGCAAACCACGCTTTGGCAGATTGCGAACAAGGATCAGGATGCGGATACGGTTCACGGCACGCAAAAGCCTGTCGAATGTATGCGCCGTCCGATCCTGAATAATTCCAGTCCGGGTCAGGTGGTTTACGAGCCGTTCATGGGCTCGGGCACCACGCTGATTGCTGCGGAAACTACGGGGCGTGCGTGCCTCGGGATCGAGTTGAACCCGGCCTATGTCGATGTGGCGGTGGAGCGGTGGCAACAGTTTGCGGGGCAGGATGCGGTGCTGGACGGCACGGATCAGACCTTCGCCGATTTGAAATCTGAACGAAGCTGAGGCTGTGAATGAGCTGGCTTTACCTCCCTCCGGCCTGCCTGCCGGAGCCGCAGCCCCATGCCTGCAAGGCCTGTCGCTGTGCGCCGGAGCTGGCGGGATCGACCTCGGCCTCACAATCGCATGCCCCAAATATCGCACTGTGTGTTACGTCGAGCGGGAAAGTTACGCTGCGGCCACTCTCGTGGCGCGGATGGAAGACGCGGCCCTGGACAAGGCACCTCTCTGGGATGACATTACCACCTTCGACGGCCGCCCGTGGCGTGGAACAGTGGATATTCTCAACGGCGGGTATCCGTGCCAGCCTTTCAGCGTCGCGGGCAAACGCAAGGGGGTCAACGATCCCCGCCACCTATGGCCACACTTCGCGCGGATCATCGGTGAATGCCAACCCGAATGGGTGTTTCTGGAAAACGTCGCCAATCATCTCAACCTCGGATATCGCGAGGTCCGATGCGAGCTGGAAGGCCTGGGCTTCCGGGTTACGGAAGGATTGTTTACGGCGGCAGAAGTTGGCGCGCCGCACAAACGTCAGAGATTGTTCATCCTCGCCCGGCGAAACCAACTGGCCGACGCCAAGGGCCAGCGCGGGCGAGAACCGGCAGACCAGACCGACGCCGTCGCAACTGGCCGGAAAACACGGAATGAACCTTGCGACCAAAGCTGTGATGTGGCCCACACCCCAGACCGACAGTTTCCGGACGCGGGGCGGTGCACGCAAAAACGAAAAGGGGCTGGACCGCATGGCACGGGACTGGCCGACACCGATGGCGAGCGACGGCTGCAAACCCAGCGGCGGCAATCGAAGATCGGCCGATTTGACCCATGTGGCGGGGATGTGGCCGACACCGCTGGCGCGGGACTGGAAGGGAACGAACAGCCCCGAGCATGTGAAACAGCAGCCACCGGCACGCAATCACATGGATCAACTGGCGAATTTCGCCGTGTATTCCCGCCAGGCCCTGACGATCTCGGGGGATGGCGAGACTATCTCGGATCAGCGCCGCAGCTTGAACCCTCTGTTCGTCGAGGCGCTGATGGGCTGGCCAACCGCGTGGACCGGCTTCGACTTTGCGGCAACGGCGTGGTCCCCTTGGTTGCAGCGCATGCGTTCCGAATTCTCGCTGCTCGGTTTGATGATGATGGATGACGGGGTGAGCGGATGAAACCATGGACAATCCACGACGTCACCAGCGCCTGCGAGGTGACGACGGATGAATTGAGCCAGTGGGTCTCGCGAGGATTGTTCCGGCCTAGCCAACCCACACGCCGCGGCAAATGGCGGCAGTTCGATTGGCGCGATCTTGCTTGCCTCTCTGTCATGGCGGCGCTTCGCAAGATGGGCTTGTCCGTCAAGGCCGCGGCAGGCATTGCTTCGGATCTGCGCTCGGCGGTCGAGTACATGGAAGAAATCAATGAACCGAGCGGCCTGTTTTTATTCACCACTGATACGGCGGAAACGGGCAGGCTGGTCGGTCCCGCCACCTTGGCTTCCTTGATAAGAACGCAATCTGCGGCGATCATCATCGTGGACGTCGCCAAGGCATATTGCGCCGCATCCGCCGCAATTCGGGCAAAGCCGCAATGCATAACGCCGCCCGGCGAAGGGCGGCGATTGACGGCGTGAACACTAACTCGGCGGTATGTTTGTTCAATCTTCGATGCGATACACGCGGCCTCGGCCGTCTATCTTTTCGGAAGTAATGGTCAGGCCAAGCCGTTTTTTCAGCGCCCCTGATATAGCTCCCCTCGCGGTGTGAGGTTGCCATTCGAGCGCAGTCACAATCTCGGCAATGGTTGCCCCTTCAGGCGGGCGCAGCATCTCGATCAACATGGCCTGTTTTGTGCCGGTGCGCTGCTTCGGCTTGGCTGGCTCCGGATCGGGTGATCGCGTTGCCGTCTCCAACCCGATTGCCTCCAGTCCGGCATCGGTAATCACCAGCGTGGTGCCATGCCCGTCACCGGTCTCGCGCCACAGGGGCTCATTCTTACGCAAGTTGGCATCGACCTCGTCAAGCAGGTGCTTTTCAAGCAGTAATCTTACGACCGTTCTGGCCGCCGCACCGGACAAGTGGTCGGGCAGCGGCAAGGCAATGCGGTCAGCCTGCTTGGAGGCACAAGAAAGGATGAGGGTCTGGGTTTTGCTGAGTTTTTTCATTGGGGTGTCTCCGTGGTTGGCGCACGCAGGATGCGGCCCCGTCTACGACCCCAAGCCCCGCACATGGCAGGGCCGTGCCGAAAAATGGGTGTTTATTCGGCGTGTTCCCCCTCACCAAAGGCGCGATCGGCGATCTCGCCAAGTTTCGCGGACATGTCGGCCAGATCGCCAACGTGTCCCCAGTGGATTTCGTCGGGGTGGGCGTTGGAATGTTCATCGCTGAGGGTCTGCAGGCGGGAAAGCATGCTGTCGATCTCGACCTTGTGGGCCATGAAGGCGGCCAGTGCTGTGTCATTGTTGCGGGTCATCATTTTGCCTCCCGTGCGGCGGCCAGCCCTGCGGCGTAGGCAGCCTCGAGCGCTGCCTGAACGCACCAGACCGAAACATCGTGAAAGTCGAGATGATCGCTGTTGCGGGTCTCCAGCGTCTCGATGAAGAGGTGCTTTTCGGCAATGCTGGCCAGCAGGTCGGTTTGGGTGGTCTTGGTTGTCATGGCGTTACTCCTTTTCGGTGTCATCAGAGTCGCTCTTTGGGCATGTGTAATCAACAATAATCTAAGCAATAACATGGCTTTACGGGAAACCATCCGATTACAAACAAACGTCAGGACAGACAAACTATGGGCCTATCTCTGCGCAAATACGCGGAGCATCGCGGCGTTTCGCACCCGGCGGTCATGAAGGCGATCAAGGCGGGAAGGATTGTGCCCGAACCCGATGGCACAATTGATCCGGTGAAGGCCGACCGCCAATGGGACACCCGCACTGACCCCACGCAACAACGCACTCGCAAATCACCACCCGTAACAAAACCGGTTCCAAAATCCGCAATCCGCGCGGTCGATGACACCTTGGGCGATACCGGCGGCGGCGAGGTTTCATTCTTGCGCGCCCGCATGGCCAATGAGGTGCTGAAGGCCCAGACCGCCAAGGTGCGGTTGCAAAAGATGAAGGGCGAGCTGATCAATCGCGACAAGGCAATCGGTACGGCGTTTGATTTTGCCCGCCGCATTCGGGACGCCTGGATGAACTGGCCACCCCGAGTTTCCGCCGACATGGCAGCCGACCTTGGGGTGGAGGCGCATGCGATGGAACAAGTGCTTGAACAGTACATCCGCCGGCACCTCGCCGATCTGGCGGAGACAGAGATTGAGCTCAGATGACAACGAAAGCCAGGATGCATTCGAGGCGGCGTTGCGCTCTGGATTGGCCCCTGACCCGGCGCTAACGGTATCGGAATGGGCCGACCGACACAGGGTCCTGTCCTCGCGCGCCGCATCGGAAGCCGGACCTTATCGAACCGCCCGCACGCCCTATACGCGCGCCATCATGGATGCGCTCAGCCCGAGCAACCCGGCGCGCCGCGTCATCTTCATGAAGGCAGCCCAAGTGGGCGCAACCGAGGGCGGCAACAACTGGATTGGCTTTTGCATTCACCGGGCCCCGGGGCCGTTTCTGGCGATCCAGCCAACGGTCGATCTGGCCAAAAGGTTGTCGCAACAGCGGATCGACCCGCTGATCGAGGAAAGCCCGGCCCTGCGCGAAACGATCATGCCCTCGCGCAGTCGCGACAGCGGCAACACGATCCTGTCGAAACGCTTTCCGGGCGGGCAGCTCATTCTGACCGGCGCCAACTCGGCCGTGGGCCTGCGCTCGATGCCGGCGCGCTGGGTGTTCATGGATGAGGTCGATGCCTATCCGGGCGATGTGGATGGCGAGGGTGATCCGATTGCGCTGGCGGAAGCCCGCACGAATTCTTTCGGGCATCGCGCCAAATTGTTTCTGGCCTCGACCCCGACAGTAACGGGCGCCAGCCGGATCGAGCGGGAGTATGAATTGAGCGATCAGCGCCGCTATCATGTGCCGTGCCCCCATTGTGGCGCGCTGCAATGGCTGCAGTTTGCGCGCCTGCGCTGGGACAAGGGCAAGCCTGAAACTGCGCAATATGTCTGTGAACAATGCGACGCGCCGATCGAGGAGCGGTTCAAGACCCAAATGATGGCCGAGGAACAGGGGGCCTGCTGGATGCCAACGGCGGATGACGAGACCCGCGAAAAGGCGCAAGCGGCAGGCACGGTCGGGTTTCACATTAATGGGCTTTATTCGCCGCTCGGCTGGTTAAGCTGGGCCGAGATTGCGCGCAAATGGGAAGAGGCCAAGGGCAATGACGCCGCCTTCAAGACCCTGAAGAACACCATCCTCGGTGAGACATGGCAGGAACAAGGCGAAGCGCCGGACTGGCAGCCGATCTATGAGCGCCGTGAGCGCTGGGCCCCCGGCGAAGTCCCAAAGCAGGGATTATTCCTGACCGCAGGCGCTGACGTGCAAAAGGACCGGCTTGAAATCGATGTCTGGGCCTGGGGCCGCGGGCTTGAAAGCTGGTTGATCGAGCACATCGTGATTGATGGCAGTCCGGAATATCCCGAGACATGGGCAGAACTATCCTCCCTGCTTGGACGCACATGGCAACATGAAAATGGCGCCACCATGCAAATTGGCAAGCTGGCGATTGATACCGGTTATGAAACGGCCGCGGTTTATCGCTGGGCGCGTTTGCAGCCGATCTCGCAGGTGATGCCGATCAAAGGCCTGCAAGGGTTCAACCGATCCTCGCCGGTGACCGGCCCGACATTTGTTGATGCGACCGAGGGCGGCAAACGTCTGCGGCGGGGCGCAAAGCTCTGGTCGATCGCAACGGCGGTGTTCAAGTCGGAGACGTATCGGTTTTTACGCCTGCCGAGGATCACGGACGAGGATGTTGCAAATGGAGCGACACCGCCACCCGGCACAATCCACCTGCCGGACTGGGTAGATGTGGAGTGGATCCGCCAATTCACCGCCGAGCAGCTGGTCACGGTCAAGAATAAACGCGGCTTTGCCCATCTTGAATGGCAGAAAATGCGCGAGCGCAACGAAGCGTTTGATTGCCGCATTTATGCGCGCGCCGCCGCCTGGGTGTTTGGCGCTGATCGCTGGCCAGATGCGATGTGGGCCTCGCTTGAAGCGCAGGTCGGAATTACGTCGGAGGACGCGCAGGATGACGCCGCGCCGGAAGTCGTAGCCCCGCCAGAACCAACCGCCGGGGTACCGCGTGCAAAACGTCGGACTCGGCGCGCCTATACGCCAAGCATTATG